GTACCGCCTGCTGCAGATAGGTCTCCTGTAAACGTACCTCCTGCTGCAGATAGGTCTCCTGTAAACGTACCTCCTGCTGCAGATAAGTTACCTGTAAACGTACCTCCTACAGCCGATAAGTCTCCTGAAAAAGTACCTCCTACAGCCGATAAGTTACCTGAAAAAGTACCTCCTGCTGCGGACAAGTCTCCTGAAAAAGTACCGCCACCATTTACTGTTAAAGTTGTACCGTCAAAACTTAACTTATCTTTAAGGCTAAAGTTTGCAGAACTGTCAAGATAAAACCCAGTGTTGGCATTGTTGTAAGTCCCAGTTCCAACATAGATCTTTGAAGATCCAACATTGACCCCACCAATGCTTCCGCTATTAGCTGTAACATTGCCAACTATAGTTGCTGAATTTGCCGTCAATGCACCTTGTGGCGTTACTCTGAATGGCGCTGAAGCAAAGGTCTGATTGCCTAATTGTAGGCCATTTGTACTAACCTTGAAAAACGAATCACTTGATCCGACCTGTAATGCAACATTTGAAATTGTTGTTCCTGTTGTCAGCAAGTCGCCATTAACCCTGACATCAGTGTTCAGATAAATTTTATCGCCAGTCACTATAAAAGGTGGCAAAGGATTGTCAGTTGTAGCTGCTGGATTCACAACTTGAAACTTGTCAGCAATGATATTGAATTCACTGACAGCAGGACTTGATAAGTCATTAGGCGCTACAGAAGATAAACCAAATCCTGCGACTCTGCCGTTGTTGTCGATCTTTACAGAATACTGACCTCGTAAAGCTGTCAATTCAGTCTTAACCGTTAAACCGACATCTCCAACTGCTTGTGTGAATAAATTATTCCCAACTTCTGTTTCAAGGATAATGTTGTCTTCAGTTTCAATATTGACAATAACCTGATTTTTTACATCAGGCACACCCAAGACTGTGACAGAATCAATATCATACAAGTTTTCTGAAATAGTAGCGCCGACCGTGGCGTTATCTTCTGGCCTACCAGTTCCGCCTACATTCCCCCAATCAACCGCTGTTGCAACAACTGTAGCGAAAACCGTAGTATTAGGATCAGCATTAGGCTCTAAGTTAGACTGACTTGCTGCGTCCGTTCCGACATTCCTGATAGCTCTAACCCAGTAATATCTAACATCGCCAACAACTATTTGATCTGCTGTATTATTATTGCCATGAATAAACTCACTGGATTTAGTTGTGCCGATCTTAACGGCAGATGAAAAATTGCCATTCGGAGAAGCGTAAACGTCAATAGTTTGATAATCATTAGGCTTTGCAGGATTGACCCAATCAAGAAAAACTTTGCTTTCACCTGACGCTACCTTTAACCCAGAAGGACTAGGCACACCCCTGAATGCGTCTGTGATACTACCTGTAGCTGTAACCGTGGAATACTCGTTGACTGCTGGATCGGCGTAGGATGTGCTTGAATCTTCCCGTAAAGTTAGATTAACGCCACCATCTTCTGAGAACGTCCAGCCAGCACACTGAAAGACCTTGTTTGACCAGTTCAATTCTTCAACAGATACTTGAACCCGATCACCAGCAGTGATCCTCAAAGCGGATAGATTAGCTGGGAAGCTAACGACCTTCTGTTGGTCTGACATCTGAATCAGCTTGTTAGACAATCTCTGAGCCATATAGCTTGAGTTGGTCATGGGATACTGGACTTCTTTTTCCAGAATCTCATTATTGTCTCTGGCAACAGCGTCAGCTAACTGAACTTTAGGAAACTCGGTTGACTTGTGATTCTGAGCTGGATCAATAAACAGACCTTTGATCGTATTGAATCGGTCTGATCTTTCCAAAGAAGTCTTGATTGAAATAGCACCGATCAAGTCATCTTCTGTCAAAGTCTCAGTCGGAGCCTCATAGATCCCAGCGTGAACAATGTATTTCCCGTTAGAGTAGACAAGGTTGCCGTTCATTGAAGACAAGATCTTGTTTATATTCTTTTGATGTGAGTCAGTCGCAAATACTACGCCGTTACAAGTAAACCTTGATTCTGTACCGCCAGGAACTGATACTGATACATCACAACCGTCAGCGGCTGTAGTTACAGAATCCCAATCAATCTTGCTAACAGATACGCCCATCCCAAGATAAGTATCCGTAAGATAGTCAACAACGCATAAAGCTGGGTTCGTTGAATAAGTGATATAGCTTGCATTAGTAGTATCTTGTCCCCGCGTCCCAACAGCCGCAAACTCTAACCGTGGGTCATAGATAGACTTGCCTTGAACCAATGCTTTTACATTTGAAGGCGCAAATTTGTCCCAAGTTTCCGCTGAGTCTTCGTTTAAAACCCACTTCATTGCCAGATAAGCAATACCATCACCACGGTGAGCGGATGTATAGTTAGCAAATGGGCCTGTTAATAAAACGTCTGCTGTTTGAGATGCTTCACCTAAATGCTTCTTAATTACGCAAATAGTGTTTGAGTTCTTAGGCCCAAAAGTCCCAGCGGTAACATTACCGCCAGCATCAGACCCGCCGTTTATCTGCGAGTCAGTAATCACAACGTCATCCATGTGGATGTCGGTAATGTCGTTTAATTCATGACCCGCTAGAACAATTGTCTGATAGAGGTCTGAGTTATCGGTGCCTGATAACCCGATAAAAGAAATCGGGCCAGATACTAAAGCCTCACCGTAGATTATTTTTTGTGGTTCTGTCGTTGATCTAACTGTTCTCTGTCTGGAAGCGTCTGTATCAACAGTCGGCATTTCTACTTCAAAAAGACTCATTGCCTGTTTAGCAATTAAAGTCCCACCAACTACAACAGCAGCGCCAATCGCAACAGCAGCGCCAGCACCAAGCGTTGCAGCAGCAGCGGCCCCAGCAAAAGCCTCAAAAACGAAAAACCCTATTTTTAGTAACGCTTGTGCCATAAATCCCAACCCGATAAGATATGCTGCTCAGGAATTCTAGCGAATCCTTTCTTAACTAGACAAACTGCTGTATTACCCAGCTTGATGCCCATAAGCTGGCTGTCTGGCGTTTTAACGATAACTGGCGAACCATCTGGCAAGGATCTAATGTCTTCTGTAGGCTCACCTAAAACGCTTGCAGCAGTGTCTTCCAAGTCGCCAAAATCCTTAATGATAGATTCAGCGTCTTCCTCGGAATTATAGTGGAAATCGGCAAGATAGTCTTTGCCTGTTAATTCTTTTACTATGAAACCAGCGAACTGACAGCAATCAACATCACCGTAGTTAAAGTCTTTCTTTTCCCACTTATTTAATGCTTGATAGACTTGTAAGATCATTAGCGCATATATTGAGGTTGACGATCTTCAGGGCCTCTTGGCGAACCCACTCCACCTGAACTACCAGTTCCTCTAGCGCCCCAATCAATCTTAGCCCCTTCAATCTTGTGCATGTGACTAAAAAACAGATCACCAGAAGACTTTTCCTGCTGGGCTGCGTTGGTATACATCAGATTCAAAGACTTGTTAAACCGACTCAATTCGGACTCAGCGATTAACTGAATAGCATCACCGCCATCAGCCCCGACCGACATATTCATTTGATCCATGAACCCCGCCCAGATCTGGGTAGGATCGGCAATCAAAACATCGTCAGCGTCAAGAACACCAAGGTAAACCGTAACAGGATGAAGATAGTAGTCTTCGGTTAAAGCCACGCCTGATATCGTTGCGTCTAAGCCTGATAAAGTGAGCGTAATAGCGTATGGACTGACATCAAGACCTTCTTCAACCTGTGAAATAGATCCAAGGTCTCCGACACCCAACCAATCTTTATCACCAGACCCATCGTCCCAAGTATACGTTCCTAATGAGTTGTGAACGTAAACCGTACCAGACGGAAACTCCAACTTTGCAAAAGACACAATTGCAACGTGTTGTTGTGCTAAAGCTGTCGCTACATCTACGGGAAATCCTCGGCTCATGCTAGAACATCCTCTACGGCCTCAATTGTGAAGTTTGAAACTCGTCCTGGCTGTGTGTCCCAAGACGTAGATCCTGCGAGCATAAAAACGCCTAAGACTGGGTAATAGAAATCCAACAAATCATTATCATCCGTCGGCTTTCTGATTGGGGGCGCTATCGGTATTGCAATTGTTCCGCCTACCGTTGAATCACAACCAGATGTAACCATATGAAGTTCATTGTTGAATGCTATGTAATCACCAGCTTTAAAATAATCAGTAACACTAGCTTCCGCATTGTCTACGTTTAATGTAGATCCTGTTTGACCAGCCCCATTAACGAATAAATTATACTCTGAAGCTGTGCCAGTGTTAGTGCCTGATCCCGTAGCTGTAAATATAACTCCTACTGTATTACTTGATGCGCCAATCAAAGTAAAATCAGTTTCGTTTCCAACGGCGCCAAGCGATGTAATAATATAAATCTTCCCTATCTCAAAAGATCCAGCCAAAACACTATTAACAGAACCTAAACCACGCCTAGAAAAACCATGATCAGGCAAATAGAACCTGTGCTGCTGACCGTTTAACTTAGTCAAGAACGCTTGCATCTCTGCCCGATCATCACCTGTCAGGTTGTTAAACCGAAGCGAAGCCTTCCACAACGAACCTTTCCTAGCTACCGTCTGGACTGAGTTAGTCAACGGACTTTGAAACGTCCTAGTGTTCGTTACCAGCTCAAAAGTGTTTGAGGATGGAGTTATGCTTGGAAATGTGTAAGTCGTCATTACCCGAACCTTCTGCGCCGCATCAGATCTTGTATGCTCATGATAGTTTGTTGTGAAGTCTGCTGCATTGCTGCTCGGATCTTCATATCTACATCAGCCCCAGACCCTGTTGCGTCAATGTTATTTACCACGGTGATCCCGCCACCTTGACCTTTAGTATGATCAATAACGGTCTCATTCGGATGAAGAATAGCTGGGAAGCCGCCCTTACCATCTACACCTCCGGACCTACCGCCTGTGCCGGTAAAACCACCGCCTTCAAACGATGATGATTTAATCGCTGCCACGTTAGCTAAACCCGCGGCTACTGCGGTAGCTGCAAATACTTGAGGCAAAGGCCAAGGGTAAGGACTTGCTAACGCTTCGTTAGCTGCGTCAAATGTGTTCTGAGTTGCTTTAGCAATCTTGTATGCTTTCTGAGCTGCAAACATTTTCCTGTTGTTAGCCTGGACCCCACTAAACTGCTTTCCAAGCTGCCCTAGCATATGACCTGTTAACTTGCTTCCTTGCAATATCTCTTGATCTGTTCCTTCTTTGAGAAGTGCATTCTTCTTTTTGTGATAATCGGCCTCAATAGCTAGTTTCATATCAGCAGCTTGTTGTTGATTTATAATCGCTAAGGCTTCTGCGTTGTCTATTAGCTGCTGCTGGCTATGAAGAGATTCTAGCAAAACCTCTTCTTCAGATAACAAAGATCTTCGCAGAGCTTCTATTTTACCTTCAGTAGTTTTCTTAGTTGCTAAGTCTTCTTGCGCTTTCTCATAATCTCGGATTCTTTGTATAGCAGCATCAAACTGTGCTTGCGCTGTCTCACCCAGACCGATTAATGCGGCTTGGTCTATGGCTAAATCTATAGCGCTTTTACCTAAAGCTTTAGACTCGGCAATTATGCCAGATACCAAATCTTTTCTAGAAGCTTCAACTTCATCAATAGCTGCTTGAGTGTCTATTTCTGCTTGGGCAGCGGCATCTATAGCAGCTACGTTGGCTAAACGAGCATTTCTTTCTGCGATTAAACTTTCAATTACTGCTGGGTCAACACCAAGCCTTTGACCTTGTAGCCTAGTTAAAGCGTCTGCATTAAGGCCAATTTCTTGAGTTGATTCTCTTAGACTGGCAATAAAGTCATCTTGAGATGCTTTAGCTTTATCCGCAGAATCAATTTCTTCTTGTTTCTTTTCGTTAGCTTCTCTTATCGCATCTACGCTTTTTTTAGTAGCCATGATTAAATTAATCTGGCCTTCAGTAGCCCCTTGCTGAGCTAAGTTATATCTCATCAACGCTTCTTCGCCTTGTTCTAAGGCAATTAACTCTTGATGATAACCTTCAACAATAGCTTCTAACTTTTCTCTCTGATCGGACTTTTCTTTATTAAGCTTTTCTAACGCATCTTTTTCTTTCTTGGTTGCCGGTACTGTTCCATCAATTGCATCTGTGAGCGCTTTTTGTACCTTTTCTGCTTTGTTTAGTTCGTTAGAATATTCTTGTAATTTAAGATTGATCTTAACTAACTCAGAATTGTACTCTTTAGTTCCGTCAGCAGAATGGGTAAGACTCTTAACGTAATTTGCTAATGCATGACGAGACTCTGAAGTTCCATCTTTGAAATCCACAAAAAGACTGGTAAGTCTTTCAGCTTGTACTCCGCTAATGCCTAATTCTTTTGTTAAAAGTTCTAAGCCTTTCCCCGCTTGAGATGCTTCCGCTCCAGCAGCGTCAAACATAACGCTATCCAAAGAGTCAGCAAAGTTTTCCGTTGCAAGCTGCGAAGCTTCCAATGACTCAACTAATTTTGCTCTAAGCGTTGCGTCAGCTAAACCCCTGCTTTCTTTTGCAAGATCTGCAAATTGACTAGACAAATGTATTGTTGCATTCGCAAAGTCAATATCAAATACTTTTGAAGTGTCTTCTGCCGCTTTCTGTAATTCCTTTAAAGCATCTTTAGAGCTAAAGATTTTCGGCATGAAGTAAGTGCCAAGAGCTGCACCTACAGCCAATACAGCACCGATCAAGGCACCGTTTTGACCAAACAAAGATGCAATCTGGGATCCCTGCTGACCGAAGATGAGAAGCGCGTTCTGCCCCATCTGAAGCTGAACCGCAACGTCCTGGATTTGATGACCTACTTGACCCAAACCTCCGCGCATCAAGCGCAATTGCCCGTGAGCGCCTTTTGCAGCAGAACCTTGCTTCCTAAACTCTTTAGTGGCTTGCTGAGTAGCCATCACAGAGTCTAACTGAGCTTGACTAGCACCCATCATCTTTAGACGATAGATCTCAAGCTCGTCAGAGGTCATATCAACCGTGGCGGCTTCATCTCTGTAGGCGTTGTTAGTGCGGTTTACTGCATCAGCAATCTTCTGTGCCGCAGCAGCTTCTTGATCACGCTCTTTGTTTAAACGTATTGCAGCTTCTGTAGCTTGATTGTGAGCATCGATATCGTCATGAAGCTTATTGATGAGTGCAAGCTCACCATCGGCAGCGTTAAGACTTGCTGCTTTAAGAATGTCAAGTTCTCTGGCGCTCTTACCTATAGCCATGACTTGCTTATCTAAGCTCTCTACAAGCTTGTCAACAGCGTGAGCACGGAAGGCTTCTGTGGTTTTCTTAGCGCGTTCAGCATTACGAGCGTAGGACTGAAATCCTACCTTCGTATTATCATCTATTGATATTCTTGCTAGGACTGTTTCTTTTGTTGTCGCCATCCATCTTCTCTCTTTTCACTTTAAAGAAAGTCCACCAATGATCAAACTCGGCCACAGTCATGTCTAAGATTGTCGCTAGGGGCTGACCAAGTCGCTCGGCTAACTCATACATGTAGTATAGCTGAGTTGGGTTGCCTTGGTCAGTTATAAGTTTTTTTCTCGGTCTTCCTCCGACTCAGAACCAGCGGTCAACGCAAACGTAGCAAGCCTGGTTACTATGTCTGGATCAACCTTCTTTCTCAGCGATACCTTATCCTCAAGCCCGAAGACAGGATCTCCGTTCTCGTCAACAAGGCCAAAGATCACCGCATAGATAAGATAATCAGTGTTATCACTATCTGCGCGACGAAGCATCTTGGCCTTATCGTCAAGGGTAAGGTTCTTTGCGAAAAGACTAACCTCCCATTCTGGGACCTCAATCTTCCGCAAATCCTTACTGTTAAAGTGTGCTAATGCGTTCTCTATTAGTCTAGGCATAATTCTACGGTGTCTGAGTCAGTGGGCCAGTTCCTTGAAAGCTGATAGATGCTTCTACCATTCCGTCAAAGGACGCTGATCGACTAACGCCGGTCACAATAGCACTGCCTGTATAAGACGTAGCCCCATCAGGGGAAAAGTCCATTGAGACTGCTGTATTTAATACTAAGGCACTCTGCCCTGCGTCAGCCTCATCCCAATAAACATCTGCCGACCCACTGAAAGATGTCAATGTGGGCTTGAATGTGCGAGACGTATCGGTCATCACCGTATCTTCAACCGTGTCTCCGGTTTCTTCAATTGAGAAGCTTCTAACTTCAGCAACAACCACGCCGCCAACTTTTACCACCCCATCTCTACCTATATGAACTGCCATGATTACTCCTTATGGTGATCGGGTTTCTAAGGTCAACGGACCAGTACCCTGCACACTAATAGACGCTTCTACCATGCCATCAAAAGATGCACTTCTAGAAACACCGGTTACTATTGCTGTACCTTCGTAAAACTTGTCATTAGCAGCGGGGTCACCTCCATCGTCCGTATCGCCTTCAGGCATGAACTTAATAAGAAGAGAGGTGTTTATCGCAAGACCAGATTGGCCTAAATCAGTCTCGTCCCAATAAACATCTAAGCTTCCGCTAAATGAAGTCAGCGTTGGAAGAAATACCCTGGATGTTGTACCCATTGCTGTATATTCTACGGTGTCTCCGGTCTCTTCGATAGAGAAACTTCTAAGTTGACCGACAACAGTTCCGTCCTCTTGTCCCGCCACGCCCAGTATCTTTACAATACCTTCTCTGCCAATATGTGTAGCCATTATTCAGGCTCCTTAATTTCGTCTAATTCTTCAATAGGCTCTTCGGAGACGGCCTCAATTACCGGCGCAACAAACTCTTTCTTTGCCTTCTTCTTTTTCTTCTCAACCGTCCAGCCATGAGCCAGAAAGTGATCTATTTTAGTTGGATGTGCTACAAGTTCAGAGACTCCATCCGGACTATATAACTTCATATTGTATCACCTATATTGATGTTTCTGGAGCGTTTTGTGCCGTTCTATATTCTACAACATAATTCAATGTAGCTACACCTACCGGATTTTCTCCATCTCCGTCAAATGATATATCAGTGGCCTCAAGAAAGTTAAACATAGCCGTACCATTTATAGTACGGTTATTCCCCATTGCCACTTCAACTTCAGCGCAAATTGTATCCACGGTATCGTCAAAGTTAGAATTCGCCTTGACGTAAGCTTCAATCGTTATATTTAATTGACGCTCTATACCTAAGTTAACTCCTATTGAGCCAATGCTAGAAATTTCTGATTTGCTGTATATCAAAAGCGCCGGCAAACTTGACTCATTTAAAGCGTAAACTCTAGATTGGTATACATTAGAACCAGTGGTTGCTAGTCCTGTCAGAATCGTTCCAATCTGCTCTCTTATTTGTTGGCGAACATGACTCATTGCTGTTCCAATTGAATCTCTGAAATGCCTGTGCCATCCGGCCTAATATTAACTACTCTGTACGTTATGCTCTCAATAACCATTGTATCGTTGTGCGATATAGCCGCTGCGTCTGCTGTCCTAATAACAGCTATGGGCTGGTTCATTTCAACCGCTACACTACCGGAATCAACCGCATAATAATCATTTAATAATATTGTCTTAATAACAATAGAAGCACCGCCGTCAGGAGTGTATGTGCAATTGACCCCAAAGTCATTGAGCATAACTAACCTGTCAGCAGCAGTCTCAACTGGCATTCTTCTTCCTCTTAACCGTCTTCTCTGGAGCCTTGTCTAGCTCAACAGAACGGTTCTCAACAACTGGTTCGGCATAAGGCATGATTCTGCCCATACCCATTAAAACTGTGGCGTCATCTACGCCTACTTCAACGACAGATCCTGCTTGATGGCTCTGTCCAGCAATAACACAATTTCTAACTACTTGATATTTCATAGTTCACCTCAAGAATCGGGGGGCCGATAAGCCCCCCTATCTCATAGCTATTTAGCTGCCGCCGTCGTTGCCGAGTGCGAAAGACTGTGCATGTCGAACTGCAACATCCATTGTTTGGATGGCGCGGATTCGCATGGTGCCGCTCAAGCCGTTGGTGTAAGGATCCAAGAGCAGGTCTAAACCGCCCCAGAAGCCAACCAACAAATCAGAGAAATTACCGAAGTAAAGATCGCCAGATTCAACTTGATTAGAAACAATACCACGGTAGCCGTTGATCGTGTTTCCAGGCTCAACTACAAACTGAGCAGTGCCAGTTGCTTTCTCAGTAGTCTTCAACCCGCCATACATGTTGGCAGAAAGAATGTACGCAAGATTGCCCATCAAAGCATTATCTTCAGCAACTGCCGTTTCCATCTCAACTACTTTAGCGTAGCTTGGGATGGTGATCGGAGCAGTACCAAAGTCAACTGCATTGATACCAGCAGTGCTCTTGATACCAGTGGGCGAGCCACCAGTGCCATCGCCGCGCAGTGCTGCTAAGTCCATTGCCAGAGCAATAGCTTGTGCAAGATCATCACGGATAAGGGCTTCCAAATCCATAGTTTGCTCTTGCAGCATTCTGCGAGTTACTTGAGCATAAGAACCCAAATCTTTTGGAGACATCGTCACTTGACCGAAAGTTGGTTCGGTTTGAGCGACGTTAGCGCCTTCAGTAGCAAGCCAAGCTGCGGTTGAGGCAGTAGCTTTCTTAGGGATCGTTACAGTGCTAGAAAGACCACCAAGTACCCGAGCACCCGCTTGCATTACGCTAGAAGAGTTTCGGAGTACGTCGATGAAATCACCAGCGCGGAAATCTTCCGTCAATACTGCTGAATCATCAGTGGTGTTCAAGTCACGCGTCCAGTTACGCATAACGTCAGAAGGCAACATAATACCTTGAGTCGTTCGGCCATACTGGTCACAAGCAGCTCGTGAACATTCGAATTCGAATGCGGCAGCTTCTTGTGCGCGTCGGTCAGTTGGGTTAGCGAGAGCATTAACTGCTCGCAAGATGCTAAATCTCTTAGCTTCTTTAGGAGTCAGGCCAATTTGCGTGTCTTCCAAAGCTTTCTGCGAACCAATTACGTCCAGCAGTTGGCCTCGGAACTCTTCGATTGATCGACCTTCTGAAATTGCACGTTGTGCCAAGTCAGATTTGCCATGCCGTGAGCCAAGCTCAACGATTTGTGCTGCATTCTTTTGTTCGGCCTTGCGAGCTTCACTTTGAACCGCAGCAACGTCTACTACATTTTCTTCAGACATTGTTATTACCTCAATATGTGGTTTTTCGGTTTGTGGGTTGCCCATAGACCGTCCGATAGCACATCCTGGGTCAGCAGGAATGGCAACAAGACTAGCCTCAACGGGACGCCAGGACTTCGCTACATAAGTATCTGATCCTCGCTTTTCTAATTTGTTGATTGAGTATCCAACGGATATGTTGGACTTAATCCCATCAACACAATCATCAAACGCTTCAGCGGCCAGTCCGTTTCGTCCAAAACGTACCTTTGCGCGGAGTCGCCGCGTTTCGCTGTCCAGTTCGATTGATTCCAACACGCCTATGACCTTGGTTGGATCATGGTCCAACAAAAGGGGCGCCCTGCCTGATGCGATAAAACTCATATCTATCGCTTCGGCTGTATGCTCTAAGACTTCCATACCAAAAGAACGCTCAACAGGTTCTTCGGTTGAAAGTAAAATCATTGCGGTTCGGGCTTCTACGTCAATAGGCCCTTTATCCATTTCCATAGCTCTATGGGATACGGTATCGACCTTTCGACCCATATCTTCAGCCATAGCTCTATATTCCTCATCTACTTCGATTTCAACTACTTCTTCCACCACGGAATCAGGCAATGGCCCATCGAATTCTTCTGTTGCTTGTAAATCTTCCATAGATTTATCCTTAGCTTATAACTAATAGTGCTTAGATTATCAAATATTAGTGTTATGTGGAATAAGTTTCGACGCTTTCTGAACGCCTGTATTTATCACGCCAAGCGCTGTTGCATTGCTTCCGACAAGATTATTAACCGTCTCATCAATCACATTTGCCACTCCTGTGGAGTTGTCTACAACCCTGCAAACACCCCTGACAGGTATATAACCTGCTGTGACACTAGGATGGATGATACAAACGCCAGAGCTAAAGTCTAAACATAGATCGCCATCGCCGCTTGTGTCTGTGTGATTCCGCAATTCAATTGCTCCTTGGTAGTCTCGCAGAATCAACTGACCATTACCATTAAA